GGGGTGAGCGCCGATACCCCGGCAGTTGGTGGATATCAACAGATGTTCAGGGTTAACCCTGTGAATGTTGGTGAGTATAAACTTACGACCCTCCCCGGGCGTTCTGGTCCAGCCGCCGATATCACTGGTGGTCGGTCCTCCACTGTTGGTGAACTTACACACAATAAACCAGAAACAACTGCTCACCTCCCTTCTCGACTACCCACCATGCCTGGTCGTGCTCAGGGTATGTCGGGTGTTGTTCCTCGCAATGAACACGAAAAGACTAAGAGGACAACCAACCGATCGGAAACGGGTCTCCGTACAGATGGACTTGGGTTCAATGGTGCGAAGCGTTTCATTTCTGCGCAGACGGTGTCGCAAGATCCTACGCGTTTCAAGAGTGATCGTAACGACGTGCAGTACAATTACTACAACCAGCCCGCTCCAGGTATCCACAGTCACCATGGTGCGTACACCATTAGTGCCGCTGCTCGGGTGACCGCGAAGACAAATGAGGAACTCATGAAGTATGGTTTCCGCCCAGAAGATCGCCGTGGTAAGCCTAACCGTATGGGTAACGCGGGTCGTATGAACGTTCGTGAGAGTGCTCTCAAGCAGGGTGGTCGTCTTACTACCGTTCGATCTGATACTACACGCGTTGATGGTCGCATTAACGCCGCGAATGGTGGTTGGACACAGCAATACAACCAAAAACCATTCCACCAATTCAATGCGTACAAGGGTCACGAGAACCCCAACACACAATCTCTCGATATCGCGAAGCGTCAGCTCCATAACAACCCCCTGGCGCATTCATTGTCTCATTAAACATTTAGTTCATAGATAAAAACATTCATTAAAATAGTATACACCTATTTTAATGAAGGTGCATAACCTCACTATTGATAGTAGTCAGCGCGATAGTACCCTGTACCCACACGCGAATAATTACGTCATCACATTAGAAAATCCTGTATACCAAGTGGAGGAAATACGACTTATATCTGCCCATATCCCAACGGATTTTACACCTCGACCTAAATCATTGGTTTTAAGATTATCTTCTGGTTCTGATGAATTTGATCAATCTATATACATTGGATCACCAAAAGATAGCTTACAAAAGGGGACACCGCATTACACTGGTCATATCCTTATCACAGATGCAGATGTATTATCATTCAGGGGGTCAGATGACCCGGTCATATATCGATTTCATTCGGGGCCACAGAAGATTATCAATGATCTCAGAATTGAATTTTTATATATAGATGCTACTACTGGTGTTCTCATGTCCTATCCATTCACAGATCAACAACATGTTATGAAATTTGAGATAAACTGTTCGACAGATAAACTTGAGGGACTTCCCAAAATTCCAACCGAAGAAGTTGTAGAAAAACCTATAAGCATTCCCAAAGTTAACGAGAATCTTTATAGATGGAAGATTGAATACACTTACATTGCTGTGATTATATTCATTGGTCTTATATTACTTTTACTTATGAAGCGAAAACCTAAAAGATATCAACCACCGATTAGCGAGTGATAGCAAACACGGGTTGAGCGGGTTTCTTCACATTACCGTTAACACGAGAGATGATCATGAAGACTATGACTGAGATCAAGGTAGTCAATAAAGCAGTCAGTGCGTACTGAGACCCACTGTTCTTGGGAACTTTCACGATTTGGGTGATCATCCACCGGGAGAAATCCATCCATGACATCGCCGCGGCGAAAGAGAAACCACCAACAATGGAGTTGAGAGTTTGAGATTGAAGCTCCTGGGTAACCAGATCGACGGTCTTACGGGCAGTGTTAACCACGGACATTTTATATATTACACTGGGAAAATTATTCAGGTAATAGATCCTGGTGTTCTACGATCTTTTTAAATTTTTTTGTTTTAATTGTTTTTGTTTTGGAAAAGATTTGTTCATCGTCTGATGAATCTTCACTAGAGCTCGTATCCGAATCATAATACTTGAATCCTTTATAAGAGAATGACCAACCATCAGGCTCCCATGTACTCATTACTATTAACAGCATTTTTTAACAACTTTTCTGTCGGGTTTTGAGGCACCCAATTGTCCCATCTATCATAGGCCTCATTCACCTGGATAAAATCGGGGTCAGGACCCGAGTACCTCACAAAGGGTGGACAGTCTTCTGGGTCCACTTCCTCCACTTCCTCATCACTTTCCTCTTCATCGTATACGTCTGGTACGATAGACCCAATTGTCTGACCAACTGTGTTCATCGCACAGTACTTCATCGCATATTCCATGTCTTCTGAAAGAATTATATCTCTTCCACAAGCCTTGCAATACTCAGCTGCGAGTAAGGCACTCTTTTCTATAACGGGCTGGATGATATTAAACATATCGGAAATGTACCGCTCCATCATTTCGTCACCACCGTCACCGAAACCAGATTGCATGTTCATCTTTAATATTATTATGAGTAAAATTGTGCTAAATAAAACGAGATACTACATTAGAATGAATCTTCAGCTGAAGAAATTCAAACCCGAATCAATTGCGGATGATAAGGTAATTGTATTTATCGGTAAGCGTAATACGGGTAAATCAACCCTTGTGAAGGACATCATGTATCACAAGAAACATCTCCCAGCAGGGATTGTTCTTTCAGGAACTGAAGAGGGCAATCATTTCTATTCTGAGTTTATTCCCGACCTGTTCATTTATGGTGACTACGATCGAGATGCGATAGAACGAGTGATGGCGAGACAGCGGAAGTTGGTAGGGAATGGAAATGCAAACTGTGGGGCGTTCATGCTTCTGGATGATTGTATGTACGATTCAAAGTTTCTAAAAGATACGTGTATTCGCCAATGTTTCATGAATGGTCGTCACTGGAAAATCTTCTTCATGCTCACGATGCAGTACGTGATGGACCTCCCACCAGCACTTCGAGCGAATGTTGATTACGTTTTCATCCTCAGGGAAAACATTATTCAGAACAGAGAAAAACTGTACAAGTCCTTTTTTGGTATCTTCCCATCCTTTGATATGTTTTGTAAGGTTATGGACGCATGTACAGAAAACTATGAATGTCTCGTGTTAGATAATACAGTGAAATCTAACAAGATACAAGATTGTGTGTTTTGGTACAAGGCGACCGTGCGAAAGAACTTTAGAGTCGGTGGTCCCGACCTCTGGAAACTCCATAAGAAGATGTACAATCCTAAACACTTCCAGCAGAAAGAAGAGGATGCAAAGAAAGCGACGAAAAAGACGAATCTTAAAATCACAAAGACGCGTTGAGTGTTGAATTGAAAAACATACATCTATATTAGATGGCTTCAGAACACGTGAATACCATGAATTTAGCGGACGATGGTGATGGAATGGTCCCCATTCAAGACAATCCATCCACGTCTTTTACACATGAAAAAAATATACACCAAAGTAAAGAGACGACGATGGATTCTACTCCCATTAATGATATTATGATGGAGCCCCCCATGATGACCGACGAACCCAGGATGCAGGGGGTCATGTCACAAATGACTGCTCCTCAGCCCCAAGCGGCGTACCCCGCTCCCCAACAGGGTGCCTCCCAACCTGAGAAGAAGAACCCTCTCAACCTGACCGACGAACAGCTCACCGCACTCGTCGTCGCAGCCTGTACCGCCGCTGCTATCAGTAAACCTATTCAAGATCGCCTCGCGACCTCTGTTCCCAAGTTCCTTAACGAACAAGGGAGCAGAAGTATGGTTGGTCTTGCTTCGACTGGTGTCGTCGCGGCTATTATCTTTTACTTCGTCAAGGATTACATCGTTAAGCCTTGATTTTCCCAACCCATATTACTGTAAATTGAATTATCGATACCAATACCGTATGTTATGAACGCTCCAGTGGCGAATGCCCCCATGAGCAAGAAACTCGACTTAAGTTTCTTGCTTTTGTCCGAACTAGGTTCCTTGATACCACCCTTTGTATCACTAACGAACATATTGAAGATGTAAGTAACGATGAACGCAATAACTGTCGTAGAGAGGAAAAATACCCGATCCACAGCGAGTCTTGGGATACTACCAACTATCAATCGTAAAAGATTTGGTAAAAGAAGAGTCAACCACACGAGATTGAAGTTGTAATTATTTGAAAATTGAGGTACCATGGTCGCACCGTATATAACAATCCAATAAAACACAGTCAACATTAGTACACTCACAGGTGTTTTCATTTATCTAAGTCTAGATTATTTATCCTGGACATGCTCACCACAAAATGTAGTCCGAATTGGTATTTTTTCGTATATACCTAACTGTACACAAATATCACGAAGTTCTATGTAATTGTTCCAAAAGTCTTCGGAGTGGTCATACTCAGGTACTGTACAGTGTGCTAATTCATGTATGAGAACATGGAAAATTTGGTTGACCGTACCATCGAGACACACAGCAATCTCACCACCTTTATTTGTATTATACCCGACTGCGTTGTTCATATACACGAAACCGGTAATTGGAACACATCGCTTTAACACATGAAACTTTTCGTTGTCTGTCTCACGTAAATGTTCTCTGAGGATACGATATTTTTCTTTGACTTCCACCAACCTTTGTGGTTCTTTGGTGGTATAAAATATAAAGATGTTTATGAGTATCAGGAGTAATAGTATCATCTGTTATAGGCAAAGATAAATTTACTATACAACTCTGAAATTGGATTTCCTGTAAGATTTTCCCACTTTTCCATTTTAAAACCATATTCTTCTAGTTGTGTTATTAGGTGATCCTTGTATGCGACGGGTTCAGGTTTAGGTCCGTTTGCGTAATAGGGTGTATCTGATAGATGTACCCACAATTTTTCACCAAACCCCCCATTTCCATGGTCCTTCATTTTGAAAAAGTTACCCATATTATCAACTAAAGGTGTATTGAAAATAATCTTCTCGGAATCTGGGATGATACCGATGAGTCGTCCACCCGATTTCATGCGTTTCTTGATTTCCCGGAGAGAACTCATAAAAAGACCCTTTGTTGCAAAAATATAATGCAAAGAAAAGTTGAAACAAATGATATCATACGTTCTCATTGGACACTTATGAATATCTCCCTCGTAAAAATTTACTCGCATGTTCATAGTCTTCGCACGTGAACGAGCCTCTTCCAGTGCTGATGGTTCGGGGTCACACATGTTTATATTGACCCCACACTTGTTCCATTTTTGAAGATCACCACCGAAGCCACAACCAACATCGAGGATGTGTTGCCCCTCTCGCGCAACAGACTTGATAAGTAGTCTCTTGGCTTCATTGTGATTTTTGCGAATCTCTTCCATATTGAATCATGATTTCGTCTTTTTAATGTACTTACTTAGGTTTAAAGATTCATCACGTAAAACCTATAATGGAATATATCATCGGAGATTGTTTGGAAAAACTATCTCTCGTGAAAGATGGTTCAATTGCGATGATTTATCTTGATCCACCGTTTGATAGTGGTCGTGACTATAAAATGTCTCACGAAAACTCTACCGGCTTCTCGGATACATGGAAAGGTAATGACTATAAAGACTTTATTGAAAAAGTGATAGATCAATGTATCCCAAAACTGAAGAAGGATGGATCTCTTTTTTTTCATATCTCAGCTGAAAAAATGTTCACACCGGAACAAATTCTGAGAGAAAAGTTTAAATATGTTCAACCAATTTTCTGGAAAAAGTGTCGTTCTAAAAATAATGTGAAACATAAACTTGGAGCGACGATTGATATCATATTTAGATGTAACGTATTGAAAACCCCAAAGTTCAATCTCACGTATCAATCTAGGGATGAAATGTACGTGAAAAAATCATTTACTAATCGTGATGAGAGAGGTAATTACGCCCTAGGTCATGTCGTCACAGAAAATACGAAGAAGGGGTACATGTATACATTTCAGTTTGGTGATCGGGTGTACACCCCACCCTCCGGATGGAGAATTAAACAGGAAGAACTCGAGCGTCTCAGAGATGATAATCGACTACATATACCCAAAACGAAGAATTCTAAATTGTATAAGAAAATATATCTTCATGAGAGTGAGGGAAAACCATGTACCGACTTGTGGGATGATATTCACTCAATCAGTCAAGGTTCTGAATTACGAACCTACCCCACAGCCAAGCCAATTAAACTCCTCGAACGAATCATAAAAATTTCTACAGATGAAGGAGATGTGGTACTCGATCCTATGTGTGGTTCAGGGACAACGGGTAAAGCCGCCAAAAATTTAAAACGATCTTGTATTCTTATTGATAAAAATGATAACACAGCTATAATTAGTACGCGCATACAATAGAGTTCTTGAGCTTAGCCAAGAGCTTTCGGGGTTGATCCTGTTGGATTTTTACACATATAGAAGAACCTCGACCAAGTAGGGCGCGGACGCCGTTGTTCAAACATACACGCATGCGAAGATTGGGTGTCCCCTCAATCTTCCCACTAGCGCGCCCATTTCGAACCACACATTTCCCAGGGTTCTTCCACAATTCGGTGAGCTCATCGCGATGAAACAGAATCATTTCTCTCGTCCTCTTGAAGTTCAATACAATCCAGTGGGATTCATGTCCGTCAAGGACGCGGTTTAGTATCGAACTGGTATCAATGGTCTTGGAAATTGTATGGAAGAGTTGTTTATACATATCCCGAACACTCGCTGTTTCATCTGGATACCTTTTGTAATATTCAACAATCGACTTATGAATCTCGTTGAAATCTTCATCTGTAAAAGACATATTTTTCCAATCAAATGAACCACTCTCGGATTCCTTATTCTTCATGGAAACCTTGACACCAGTCTCTACACAAATTGCATCAGGGTTTTGTTTTGTCCCCCCCGCATGTTTCAAATGGCCCAATTTTTCACGAATCGGTGCGAGCTTTGGGTTGTTGTTGACCATATATATCGTACTGATCTCATTGGCGATGCCGTCATGATGGTTTCTACCATCGGTGGGGAACATATTTACTACTGTTTTTTTAATATTCAATCTACCACTTAGGGCTTAAAGTTTAGAAACTAACTATAACTATAATGTCCTTAGAAACTGACTACACCACCGTTCCCGGACAAGTCTTTGCGTGTCTCTCCATCATCGGCCCAGAGGCGCCCCAAAAGAATGATAAGTTTGGTATCAAGATTCGTGGTGCATTCACAACTCGCGATGAAGCAGCTAATCACGCCAAGCGTCTTCAAAAGGAGGATCCCACATTTGATATTTACGTCGTAGACATGTACAAGTGGCTTCTCATCCCTCCCGATCCCACGAAGATTGAAGATGTACACTACACCAACGAGAAATTGGAGGAAATCATGTCCGGTTACAAGGAGAACCAGGCCCAAGCTGCGCGTATGTTCCAAGAACGTAAGCAAGGGATGGCGGAAACTAAGACTCATCACGTACCCGGTGATGAGAACTCAATGTTCTATACGAAGCCTGACGAAGCCCCACTTCCCCACCCCGCGGAGGTTCTCGAGCGTCTCAAGAAGGAGAAGCCTGATACTCCAATGGAAGAACTCGTAAAGGAAGCAGATGCCATTGTTGCTACCGAATTAGAAGAGCGTAAGAAGCAGCGAGAGGCCGACAATAAACTTGAAGATGTGAAAGAGGAGGCTTAATTTTATAAAAATATCCATATACAATAAACATAATGATCAAGATACTTGTTACAATTATTTTGGTCAGTGCTTTCTTTATTTTGTTTTTTAACCCATCATTTGATTTAAAAAACAAAAAGGAACCCGAAGTCAGTACAACTGCTGGCTTCATCGAAGATACATTTAGGGGTCCATTCGTGGATCATTTTATACCCCCGAAATATGGGGATATAGGAACATTCTCTGCATACTCAACTATACCTGATGATCACTGGTTACATGGATTTCCACATGAGAGTGGTAAAATAGAAATCCCTGATGAAACGAAGGATGAAAAATTAAAGAGACGTTTAGATGAGATTAAGAATACCTGAGAATAACCGGCTGCATAGTTTTCCCCATAAAAAAACCTAAAAGGAATACAGCAAACGCGATAATCCAGGTGGATTTATCAATTTTGGAAAATATATCATTTTCTTGTGACTGTACTGGCGGTGGAGGTGGATAATCCATGTAATAAGGCATCGGTGAACCCATTTCCTGCTCCGGTTCCTGTTGATCGGGAACCTGATTATCTTCTCGAATCATGGGATCCATAGTTGGGTTATATTCAATGGGGTTACCGATATCAGTTTCCATTTTCTAATATAGAATTTGTTTTTTTAAGCATCTTCTTCCTCACTTTCACTCTCGTCATCGACGATAAAATCCTCGAGATTTCCATTATCGTCCGCGTCGTCATCATCCTCTTCCTCACTTTCATCTGAGTAACACTCATCTTCCGTATCCAGGTCAGAGTCAAAATCTGTATCGTGTTCTTCGTCCCGATAATCATCATCAACCTTGTCCTCTGTAGGTACAAACGCCTCAGGTTTCTTTACCTTTCTTCCTGAACGAGTGATCATTTACAGTTTAAAGAATTTTACTGTTTAAGTACCTTTATAATCTTTGTATCTAGACAATGTGTTCTCGCTGTACTCTTTTTACATTTAGGACACTTTTGTACAATTTTAGTGCCGTCTACGATATATGTCATTACACATGATTCGTGTAGTCCACCGATCGTTTCACAATATGTTGATGTCGTGAGCGCCATGTGCTTATTTTTAATTTTCACGACGGATACAACCTTGAGATCGTCTGGTGCACTCATATTTTTCCGAATGAATGTTTCGAGAAGGGGTTTGACGTCATTCTGATTCACTTGGGGTTTCTCGACACGTTTCTTAATCTCTGGACAATTCTTGATATCGATGTACAACTTATCAATTGTATGCTTTGGGAGAATGTGTCTCCTCCCACAAAAATTTTTACAGAAACCATCGTGACGCCCCCTGAGGGTCTCACATTCACAAAAGCATTTCTGTATGATTTCTTTACCGCTTATGATAAACCATACATGATTGGATCCATGACCTCGTTTGATATTTTCACAATACTTGGAGTTTGTGGAGACGAGAAAACAATTTTTATGTTTGAAAATCTTCGTCACTGAGGCATTCTGTTGTCCTTCCAAATTCTTCTGAACGAATGTCTCGATTTCATATTTAATCTGCTCATCATTAAGTTCATCCTTCTTCTGGGCTACTGTGAAACTACCTTCCCTAAGTTTTGAAGATGGTGATTCAACGATAGTATTTTGGGGAACATCTGTTCGTACTACAATCATACGTAAATTTTCGACAGAAGCTTCTTGTTCTATACGTATGATAGAACTTAGTGGACCATATACATATTTAAATACTGGGAGATAGGCAAGTTGGTCTATCTTACCACCCACACATTCAGTACATCCTTGGCCATTACATGCATCATGTTTTGCCTTTTTATATGACCACGGCATACGGAAACCACTTCCCATTGTTTTTCTAGATACAGAACCATACACAGCGGCATCTACGACTTCATTCCAATTGACACCACCCTTTGATCTAGTGAGGGTTATGATAATATGTTCCCGAAGTGCGACCGCCGAAGCCTGATCCACTACGAGACCATACCAATTTAAATGAACACCGGTTTTGATTTGGTCTCCATATGGTTTCGGTGGGGCTAGTGATATAATACAGTCGCGACCACCGTGACGTTTCACTTTATCACAAATAATTTTACAAATATCCTTGATCTCATCAAGGTTCAACGCTTCATTACCCTTATAATCGATATCTACGAAAAAGTTATAGGTTTCCGTCTTCTGTTCCACGACATAGAGTTTCTCTCCACACTTGACGGCTTCTACGTACTTTTCGTAAAATTTGTCCAATTTATCAGATGGTACGGAGAGTTTTCCACCGTCCAATAGCACATGTGATAGATTGGATGCATTATTAATTTTTTGTGAAGCACACCAACTCTTAAACATAATATATTAAGGTGTTTCTTCTCTAAACCTTCGCATACATGAAACATCTTGAAATTCTTGAGTTTGTGAGAGATGCTTCTTTATAGTGAGAAGCTCATAAACTGTTTTGTCTTCATTTTCTTTGAACCACATCTGGATCTCTTCCGCACAGAGACCCCTATTCTTATCTAGGAGTTCACCAAGTTGTCTTAAGATGTAAGCTTTCGACTTCATTATTTAATAGAGAAGGTTTTTCTATTGAGAGAACTTATACACGCGTAAAATTGAGGATTTCTGATGACATTATCTATGATGAGTTTCCATCGTTTACGACCATTAAACTCCTCGAGTGTATCGTAGCTCATATAATCATTCTCATCGTATGTTTTTCGTATGGGTTGGTTTAAACTTTTTTTAACACTTGTTCTGTACTTTTCTTCATAAAATTTCTTTATTTGTGATTGTTGTTCAGATTTTGTATAATTTACAAAGAATATAAAGACGTTATATTCAAGATCCACTGTTGGACTTTCCTTGACTGTGAACTTGAATTCTGTATATTCACCATTTTTAAGTGAGACAACACCTCTTGTCTCTTCTTCGAGTTCTCGTAAGGCACAGCGAAGGGGGTTGGGGATTTCTCGACGTCTACACCCACCTGTGACGAAAATCCAATCCTTAAATCTCCAATCTCTTACAGTCAGAAACTTTGGTTTCCCATCTGCAAAAGTTATCGGTACTGCTATCGCTTTGTACTTTTTCATTGCGCATTCGCAAGTTACAATAAGATGATATGTTTATTACTCTGATTTTTCATTCACGGGCTCGGGCTTAGACTCGGGTTCAGGTTTGGGTTCAGGCTCTGGGGCACTGAGTTTCTTCACGACCTGTGTGGAAAAGGTTTTAAAAGAATTCATTTCTTCCCTCGTCTTGTTCATCTCCTTAAATAAGTAGATAACACCTAGTGCACAAACGATAGTTGCGATGGTTAACAGGGTTTCACGGTTAATTGGGATCATTATACAATTGTATACATTTTCTTTTTTAAGTAATTACACCCATCTTAGTTTTCCCCTGGGAAGGGCAATCATAGGGTGTCTGAGCAAATTGAACGGCTTCGTAATGCGCGTGTTCACATGATTTATCTGTTGAAGGTGTGGGCTGACCAACAAACTTTTCGAGTGTCCTAGATTTAGGATCGTACGTCAATACAAAAACGATGGCGAGGAGGAAAACAATCTTCCAAAACATAGTTACTAATTAGTTAGAATATAATAGACCACCCATACCATTTTCGATCCGGAGGACATTGTAGTTCACAGCGTAGATATCCTTTTTACAGATGTCTTTGTCGTTAATAATACGAGCCGAATCCAGACGAGAGAAGTTGAGGGAACCAGTGGGCTGGAGTTTGGAGACATCCAGACAGAAGGGGTAGAAGAATAGTTTCTTAGCGGTGGTAGCGTCACCATTGGAAGAATGGTAATACAGTGGTACGGTGGTAAAGTGGGGATCGGCAAATTTGAAGTCGGCGACATCGGTACCGTTGATCTGAAGCTTGAGCTTATTTCTATCCGCGAGGATGTCGAGAACAGATGAGTCCGCTGAGGCGATATACTTCACGGGGTGGTTGAAGTTCATCTCTTGTATCTTGGACTGGGATGCAATCGCCTTCTGGACCTGGGTCATGATCATGTTTTGGGGGGACCCCGCGAACATCTCACGCTCCTGGGTGTCCAGGTAGGCGTAGTTCGTGTAGACATCCCACTTACGGCTAGCATCCGCGGCTTCAGCACCCCATGTGATACGGAGCTCGACATCATGGTACTGGAGCGAGATGAGAGGGAGGGCCGACTGCCAGTTCTCACAGAAAGAGAAACGGAGTGGGTAAAACCGGGTGTTACCGAGAGCACCAGCGATAGACTTCGAATAAGAGCTAGCCGATAGGGAGGGGGCGATGAGAGTAGAGAAAAGAGAATCTTGTTCATCGATCACCTGACCCCCGATTAGGAGTTCAACCTTTGAAATCACGTTTCTCCAGTCGGATACAGGGAGGGTCTTGGTCCCATCATTGGCGACGAGGTAGACATAGCCGAGCATATCACCCTTGCGCTCGAAGCGGATGGTGGACATACCGTTGTTCGAGACGTTGCCCTGGATGACCTGACGCTCGACAGTTTGGGAAAAGTTTGTGTGACGCTTGTAGGTCGACCTGAAAAAGCTTACTTCGGGCTGACCGACAAGGTGCACATCCTGGGCACCGACCGCGACGAGTTGGGCAATACCACCAGACATTTTATAATATAGTGAGACTTTATTTTTAAGCTCGGGGCGAAAGTCTGAAAGACTTCCCCCGCTTAGATACGAGTGGCTTCGCCACTCGGGAGGGCGACTTACAAAGTGGGAGGCACTTTGGAGGAAATTTGTTTACGGAGTTGGTGCGACGGGCCAAACAGGATTCACTGGATCTTCGGTCGCTGTGGGGAGATCCCTAAGGGCTTGGCGGTACTCAAACCACTCCTGTTTCTTTTCGGGGGTGGCGTGGGGGAAATCGGATGTAAAGAGATAATCTGTCTGGGCGAGGCGCCTGTTGCGTTCTTGGCGGAGTTCCTTTAGGGGCTGAGCATCGATCAATTCTTTGAGTTTGGCTTCGACCCGTTCTTTTGTATGTCTAGGTATCGTATCATCATCTCCCCACGCAATGCCTTCGTATACATTACCACGTACAGTCCATTGTCTAGATGGCTCCAAAGCTTGTAATGCGTTGATGAGCGTTGGACCTTGATCGAACATTTAAAAGTACTTTATATTTTTATTCACCACCAATTTCCATTAATATACAATTAGCTGGTTGGTTATTACCGTTACCTATAAACATATTTCCAGCACTAGGTGCAGTATAAAACATCGCGCGTAATTCATACTCACATTCTTGTGTTGTATTAGGTGAATTATCTACGAATGTACACCGAGTGTATAGATGCAGAACCCCTGACTGAGTATCGTAATGATGTAGGTCGTGTGCGCCACCACCTCTTCCATACACTCTGGTATAGGTGCTTCCTATCTTTCTCCATACTTGTAATCTAGTACCGGTAGTATTCGTAACGCCTCCGAGATGTACTAACACATGGAAATCTCCATATATTCTACTATTTGTGCTACGGGGTGTTATTGCTGCTTTTAACCCCGTCGCCTGGGCGATGGGAATATCACCACTGTTCGCCGCCGCGGTGGTAGTAAAATTTAAGCCCGAGTACCCCGTGGAGGCGGTGGCGTCATTATTTGTCCTGACCTGAATAATTGTTCCAGGTACATACATACTCGATGCTTTAAATAACCCATTCACATCTAAAGCAGCACCCGGATTCGCCGTCCCGATGCCGAGTCTGGCAGTGGATTCTGGTAGAATAAGGCTACCGGTCGTGGCAGTAACTTGACCCGTTTGAACAAAATCGGTCACATTCATCACCTGTGAGATATCAACCGAAGTTCCGTATGCGTCAGCCCCAGCGGAATTTTTGAGGGCATACGTGGAGCCGTCGACAACAAATATATTTTTATTTTCAACTACCGTCGATGCATCCGTTAATATAGAATATTTGTACCCACCACGCATATAGATTACGAATCCATTTTGAAAACTAGAAGTCCCTTTCCATAGACCCTGGAATCTAAATTCATTCGCGGCGTACCTGGTAGAATGTACTTTACACATCGGTCTGTGGTCGCTATAACCACCCCCTCTTGCATATCCAATTAGAGTTTCTTCGTTGTAGGGGTTGCTACCAGTGAGGCTATCCCCAAAGACCTTGAAATTGATAGGCCACAACTTACCAACGTCAGATGGTGATGAAGAAGCTAAATATGTTGGATAGAAACGATCAGTCGTGGTACCTGACGTTAGGTCAATTTCCCAGCGCTTCTGTGGGTACAATACCTGGTTTCCTTGGGTTATTCCACCCGAAATCGCAACATCTCCCACAACATCTAGGGCTGACCCTGGGTTGGTCTTCCCGATGCCGACTTTATTCCCCACTGAGTCCACGAAGAGGGTGTTCGTATCCACCGCCAAGTTTGAGGAAATGGCAACATCTCCGTTCGTGTTTACAACGAAGTTATACGAACCAAGCACACCCTC